TTCGATAGCAGCAAATAAACCTTCAGTACCTGTGTTTTTAGTAGTGTCGTTAGACGTAACAGAACCGTCACCCATAACTCCAGCTTCTTCAGTGATATCATTACCAGCACCACCTTTTTCAGCTTCTAACATTGCCATTTCAATGTAGTCAGTAAAACGAGCTCTTGTGTCAGCTTCAGCTTTTAAATACCATAAGTATCCAGAAGCACCACCTTCAGAAGAAACTTCTACCCAACCAATTCTAGAAGCATCAGATCCTGATACCTCGTAGTAATCTTTCATTATAATTGGCTTGTTATTGAATGATTTGAAAGAAGGTTCGTTAGCACCTCTAGTATCACTAGTGGCGTTACCAGCTGCAACAAAGTATTTTGAAGCTTTTGGATATTCTGAACCGTAAACTAATATAGTTGTAGCACTACCAGAAGTTGTACCTGTTAAAGCAGCAGCACCGTAAGGAGCTACATCAATTCTATCAGTTGCAACTGTAACTACTAAAGCTTTAACAACACCATTTGTAGGGTCAGAAATAATAACAGTATCATTAACTCGTATACCGTGATTACCAGAAGCTACATCAGTGTTACCATCAATATCAGAAATAATATCTATTTGAGAACTTGAATCAGCACCACCAGTAGTAGAGTGAACGTGTCCTAAATAAGATAAGTGTAAACGACCTTGCTCAGACCAAACGACTTGATCAGCAGTCATCGCTTCTTCAGCTCCAACTTGTGATAAGAAACCTGAAATAGTTCTCGGTCCGAAAACTTCAGCTTCTCTCTCCATTAGATCTGGTACATATTGTTGCGCCCAGCCTTGTCCAGCTGTAGACGCTAAATCTAGGTAATTGTTTTGTAGTGTTTGCTTTATTGGAGCAGGTACACTATTTAAATTACCTCCAGGATTTGAAATTGCCATAATTTTAAATTTTTAATTGTTATTTATTGTTTTTAATTTTAAACTTAAAATCAGAAGAATTATCACCTAATACTCTTACTTTTATACCATCTGCAGATATTTGTCCATGAGCTTGTCTTGGATTCATATTAACATTTTTAGCTTTAGCAACACTATTTTTCATAGCGTCAGCTTTACCTTGTTCATAAAAGTGTTTTGCAATAGCATCTGCATTCATTGCTGTATAAAGCCCTTTGTGATAACCCGTTGCATCTGACATTTCATTATTTTCATTCAAAAACTTTTTGACAAAATTATTAATATCGCTTTGAGTTTCTTTAACTTCGTTAGCATTGTTTACATTAAACCTATATTTTTTATCACCAACATTATATTCAAAACCTTTGAACTTGTCGTTAAAAACACTATTTGTTTTATTTAAAAAAGTACGTGTTTGTTTTTCTGCTATTTTTTGATTTGCTTCTGATTCTTTGTTGTATCTATTAAAGAAATCCATAGCTTTTTGTTGTTCAGGCGTAAGCTTTGAACCAGCTTTAATTTCTTCATAGTATCTAGACTTTTGCCCGTCTAAGTGGCTTTTAGCGCTGGCAACTTGCTCTTTTAACGCTAATTTTTTTCTTCGTATATCTTTTTCTTCATCAATTTCTTCATCATAAGAAAACGAGTCTTCCATAAGGAAGTTAATTTCTTCTGCATTTAAATGAGGTTTTGTTTGTCTATAATATTCATATAGTAAATCTTGATCATCTAATTTACTATAATCTTGATTTAACTTAACATAATCATTTAAATCACCACCAGTTTCTTCCATAAAATCTACTAGCTTTTGTATGTTTTCTGGTAATGGTTTACCGGTAGCTTCTGATTCAGCTATAGCTTCTTCAACTTTTTCTTCTACTTCAGCAACTTCTTCTTCAGTAGAGTCTTCAGTTATTTCTTCTAATACTGCTGTTTCTTCTTGTGTTTTAGTTTCCGGTTGTACTTCTTTTTGTTCTTGTGGGGCTTCGGCATTTTCAGACTCTGCAACCACTCCGCTGTCGTCAGCGTTATTTTCTTTAGTTTCATTTTCTTCTGGTTTTGGTGGTTTGTTTAAATCTACTTTAATTACACTATCATCTCCAGCGCTTTTAAATTTAGATTCATCTATTTGAGGAGTTTCCTCTACAGGTGTTTGTTCTACCTGATCTTGTGTAATTTCTTCAACTACATTTTCTTTGTTTTCTTCCATAATATAATATAATAATAATTAATAAATTTATCTAGGATCAAATCTACCTAAACCCATGTCTTGGCTAATTATATCATTACCTGATGACTCAAAGTTTTTAGGTGGTTGTCCAGACTTTCTTTGCTCTATCAACTCAGATTGTTGAGTTGCTTGCATTTTTGTTCTTTGATCTTTACGATCTTCTTTAATATTTTCTTTGTCAATATTTTCTTTTGAAGTAACTTGTTGCAACTGTTTATTAAGATCGAACTCATATTGCATTAATTCTTTTTTATGTTCTACTTCTTGTTTTAAATATTGAGATTTTAATTGTGCTTTAAGTTGTTCTAGTTGAGATTCGTTTTGTGTTATAGCTTGATTTTTTTGAACTTCTGCTTGTGCAGCTGCTTGTTGAGTTTGAGCGTTTGCATCTGCTTGAGCTTTTATATTTTGTTGTGCTATTTCTTGATCTCTTTGTAGTTTTTTCTGTCTTCTTATTTTTAATACTTGATTTGCTAGCTTTACATTTTTTATTTCTCTAATATCTATAGCGTCTTCTAAATCTATACTTTGTTGTTGTAACGCCATTTGTATATTGTTTTCAAGTAGTGCTTTTTGTTCTTCATCTGGTGATAATTCTAAAAATATACCAAAATCATAAAGATATAAACTAGATATTTCTTCTAGCGTTGATGTATTGTGAACACCTATAGCTTGTATAAAAGCTTCTTTAGTCGGAGAATATTCTAATATATCAGATATTCTAAGAGATAAACATTCACACGTTTCAGCTGTTAAAAATAAGCCGGCTTGTAATATATGTCTGGTTGCGGTATTTGAATTTGCAGCAGCAAGTTTTTGAACACCAACTAAAGCATTTTTATCTGGCATGCTACCGTCTCTAGCTTCATTTAACCCGGTTACATCTCTTATCATTTGTAAATAATAATTATACGTACCAATTAAACTTTGCATTTTAGCCCCACCACTACCTGATTGTATTTCTTGTATCGGTACTTTGCCAGGATTCATATCACCATCAGAAGTAAATGATCTACCAATAACAGAACCAGTTTGAAAGAACATATTTAAAGCTTCTTGTGGATTATAGTTTGTTCCATTACCTAAATCTATTTCAGCTAAACCATCTGCATCTAAATAAACACCATCTGGTACCATACGTGATAACACTTGTTGTAATTTTAAATGTGTAAGCTGTATCATATCTGCAAAACCAGTTATTCTACTTACTAAAGATTCTATTTTACCATTATACATTCTAGGTGCTACAATAGAATAATTCATTTTTACTTTAGTAAAATCACTTTTAGGCCTCATCATGTTTGAAGACATTTCCCATTTTAATAGTTTGTTAGTACCAACAATTAAAGCGCCTTCATATAAAGTTTCTATAGATCTTTGTAATTTAGAATAATTAAACTCTACATTTTCAGGTGGATTAAAAGAATCATCTTTTTCTATAATTTTCATCGATCCTGTTCCAGTTTCTTTTACTTTATAAACCTCATTCATATAAGTTTTATAATTAAAATATAAAACTTGAATAGTGTTGTTGTCTTCTTTATCGTAAGAGTAAATTGTATTGTAATTAGACCTATGATAAGATTTACTTTTCATTATTTCTTCAAGATCACTTTCTGATAAATAAGGAAATTGTTTAGCTAGTTCATTTACTGGAATTAACTTAACTTCACCAACATAATATATATCGTCAAAATAAGGAGAGTCAGTGTAAGAATAAACAAGATTAGCTGGATCAACATAATCTATAGTAACACCTTCAGAAGTATTAAAAGAAGTTTTTACAGCGCCTATACCTAAAACAGTAAGATCATAATAAAATCTTTTTTTAATAAGCTCGTAATTATTTCCTTCCATCAAAACATTTAACGCTTGTTCTTCAGCAAGCTCAATACTTTGTTTATAAGTTAACTGCATGTGCAGCATTAGCTCTTGCTCAGAACCAGGTATTTTTTCTGGATCAAACTCTGATATTTGTACTCCAAAAGCTTGTTCTGTAAAAGAATTTAATTCTTGCGTACGCATATCTGCTAATATAGATTCCATATAGGCAGTACGTTTATTAACGCCATGAGGATCTTGAGAAAAAGCTTTTATATCATAAGTTCTTTCAGCTATACCATTAACTACAATATCTACAAATTTAGGTATAATAGGCACTGGCTTCCAGTCTAAATTTAAATAGGATAAATCACCGTTTATAGACAACTCATCCTTATACTTTTGTATAGACTGCTCACCTCTTGCATACAGTCTTAAATTATGAAAATTATTATGGTTAGTTCTATATCTATTATTATTTCTATTATCATTAAACCACTCTGTTTCTATAGCTTTTGCTACTTTTAAGCCATATTCATAGCTTAATTTTTCAGCGTCACTTACAGCTTGACTTGGAAAATAACTTTTAATGCCATACTCTGCCATATTGATTATTTGATTATTTGTGAATTAGTTCCAGTATTTTTATACTTGGAAATACTTATATTTAGTTTTGGTTTTTCAACCTTTACGTTTGGTGCATACAAATGTCTATTATTAGCCATTATAGCTAAACCACTACTTATTGTTGCGTCAAACTTTGTTCTTTTGTTTATATCAAACTTAGCCCAGTCATTTAGTAATCTATTAAAATACAAGTCTCCAAAAGTACCATCTTTTTTCATACCTACATGATCTTGTATATACATTTCAATTGCAGCTGCATGAGCTTGTTTTATATCTTCACTTGAGTTTGGTATACCACCTACTTCTTTTTCTGCTACAGATAATTTATTCCAAACTTTATCAGGCCTGTTCATACTAAACCCTCTATAACCTCTACGTCTTAAATAATATAAAAGTCGAGGTTTATTATTCTCTGCTAGTATTGGCATACCATAAAAAATTAATGCCATTAGAACGTCTTCAAAAAATATTTCTGCCGTAGGTGGTCTTGATAAGTATTCTAAAAAGAAGCTATTCGCAGGAGCGTCCTCCATACTAAACCT